GCCCTTTTCGTGTATGTTGACCATAGCTTGCTTGGTCATATCAGCCGCTGAGGCTTGTATCAGCCGGTTCAACGCTTTATATGTGTACGCTCGCTTCAGTTTTGTAGTCGGACCATACTCATTTACAGCTTCCTTGTACGGTAGCGCCTTGTTCAGAGCAAAACTATCAGGCTCCCATAGGTTAAATCTGCACTTTCTGCCCAAAATGGACCGTATTGATCCTGAACTTTCGCGCCCGTTTAGCTTATTCATCACGCCATTCATCAAAAACTTAACAAATGGTACGCGCTCATGGTACTGCTTGATAAGATCTTTGGCTTCATCGACGCCTATATCGAGCTGATCGGACAGTTTA